AACGCTTTCTGGCACCCTGATCACAGCGAATGGCGGCACCGGCCTTTCTTCTTACACTGCTGGTGATATTACATATTACGCCGCGGGTGATGCGTTCTCTAAGCTGGCGATCGGCACAGTTGGTCAAATCCTGACGTCCACAGGTTCTGCGCCGCAGTGGACTACGCTTTCCAGCGTAGCCGTTACCACGTTCTCTGCCGGAACTACTGGATTCACACCCAACACAGCTACATCAGGTGCCGTAACGCTTTCTGGCACGCTGAATGTTTCTAACGGCGGCACTGGCGCTGCCACGCTGACCGGCTACGTGAAAGGTTCTGGCACAAGCGCATTCACCGCCTCCGCAACGATTCCAGGATCAGACATCAGCGGTGATATTAGTGGAAACGCCGCCAATGTAACTGGAACCGTCGCCGTCGCCAATGGCGGAACCGGCGCAACAACGCTGACTGGTTACGTGAAGGGCAGCGGGACGAGCGCCATGACGGCCTCGGCAACCATCCCGAATACTGACATCACCGGTCTGGGCACGATGTCTACCCAGAACGCCAGCGGTGTAGCTATTACCGGCGGCGCGATTGATGGCACCACAATCGGCGGAACGACTCCCGCGGCGGGTACGTTCACGTCTGCGGCCATGACCACGGGGACGATTACTACAGCCCCCAGCACTGGCAACGACATCGTCAACAAGACCTATGCGGACTCGATCGCAACGGGGATTAACTTCCACCAATCCTGTCGTTTGGCAACGACAACGGCATTGCCGTCCTGCACATACAACAATGGCACTTCTGGTGTAGGGGCGACTCTCACGGCAACGGCCAACGGTGCTCTGTCAGTAGACACCACTGCTGTCGTTGCTACAAACCGCATTCTGGTCAAGAACCAAGCCAACCAAGCCCACAACGGTGTGTATGTCGTCACACAGGCCGGCGATGGATCGAACCCATTCATCCTGACCCGAGCGACTGACTTCGATACGGCCGGTACAGGGGTTGACCAGATTGACGCTGGCGACTTTTTCTTGATCACCGCGGGTTCGACGCTGGCCAATACGTCTTGGGTACAGCAGACCCCTCTGCCCATCACGGTCGGCACGACAGGAATTGTGTTTTCGCAGTTCGGCGCTCCGCTGACTTATTCCGCTGGTACAGGCTTATCCGAATCTCCGGCCTACACATTCAACATCGCCAACACCGGGGTGACCTCGGGGAACTACGGCGGCGCTGCAACTGTTGTAGCCTTGTCAATCAATGCGCAAGGACAAATCACCTCTGCCACAGACACAACTATCGCGATTGCCGCATCACAGGTAACTTCTGGCCAACTAGCGATTGCGCAGGGCGGCACGAACGGGTCTGCCACACCAACCAACGGTGCAGTCGCTTACGGCACTGGAACTGCATATGCGTTCTCTGCCGCAGGGACATCGAGTCAAGTTCTTTTGTCCGGTGGAACAGGATCTCCGACTTGGACGAATCAATCGTCACTATCTGTAGGGAGCGCCACAACGGCCACTAATGTGGCTGGTGGTTCTGCAGGCTCAATCATCTATCAGAGCGCAACCAGCACAACCACAAGTCTTGCGTTGGGCGTTACTGATTATGTGCTAACTGCTGGTGCGTCCGCGCCGCAGTATGTGGCTCAATCTACGCTGTCTGTTGGCAGCGCAACAAATGCCACCAACACCGCAATCACCGACGATACCAGCACCAATGCGACTGTATACCCGACTTGGGTTACCGCAAACACAGGGAACTTTCCACAAAAGGTAACATCAGACAAACTTACGTTTAATCCGTCCACCGGAGTCTTGACTGCGACTGGCGGCATTTCAGGAGGGACTTTTTGATGGCGCGGCAGGTTGACACAAAAATCAGTGAGGTAGGGGCATCGAGCACGATTGGTGTTAATATCAACCTGACCCCGGTGAATGTAGCGGTTGCGGTGATTTTGAGTGATGGTGCAACCATGACCTATACGGTTGAGCACACCTACAGCGACATCTGGTCGGCGCATGATGCACAAGACGTCGTGTGGTTTCCGTTCATTGAAAACCAATCGGCCAATGCTGATGGCAACTACGGATTCCCTGTTGCCGGGATCCGCGTTCGTGTCACACAACATACATCAGGCACTGCTACGCTGCGAGTGTTACAAGCGGGGATTTAATGGCTACTCAATACTTTGCTAGGTCTTATGGCAGAGTATACGGGACGGGAGCGGGTGGTGCAGGGCCAAGTTCAGCGGCAAGGGTTTACAGTTTTGCAACGCCGTCTTCAACTTGGGTCATCACCCACAATCTTGGGACGTATAACTTCTCTGTATCGCTTATGGACTCCAGCAACCGTCAGGTGTTTGCAGGGGTGAAGGCTGTCAGTGGAAACCAGATCATAGTTTCTTTCACTGAGCCGATCAGTGGGAGTGCAAATGTGATGTTTAGTTTATGATTTTCAGTATTGTTGTAGCCAAGAGAGACATTCATTTGGCTGCGTACATGAAGGCTCATGGGGCGAAGCTTACTGAGTATCGGGATGGCAAGTTTTACTTCATGAGTGAGATTGCAGAATCTGATTGGCGTGTGAAGCACGCCGGTAGTGATGCTCTTCGGGTAGACCAAGAGTTGTTGGTTTTAAGGCGATTTATTGTTTGAGCTGCAACTGAGCCGTGTCGAGAAAACCTTTCATATAGTCATCCTCGGAGACACAAATGGCTGATTTTCCTGTTTTTCATGGCATTACTCTTGCAGCTAATGCTTACATTGAGAACCTCCACCTTGAGATTCTTTCGTCGGACCCGATGCCGGTTGCTGCGGGTCGTCTGTGGTTCAACTCGACTGACAAGGTCGTTCGTTATTCGGCTCTAGATTCGACTGGTGCGGTCATTGTTCGCACCATCAAGGATGCTGAGTCGGCCGCTACCGAACTGGCTGCTGTTCAGGCTTCGATTGCTGCTGAAGTGGCGCGTGCCACTGCTGCTGAAACTCAACTGGGCAGTGACATCGCTGCTGAGACCACTCGTGCGCTGGCCGCCGAAGCTGGTCTGGATGCCAAGATTGATTCGGTCAAGGAAGAGATTCTCGGTGGTATGCCGCCTGCTGTCCTTGACACCATCAAGGAACTTGCTGAAGCACTAGAGAACAACCCGGACATCGTCAATGTTCTGGAAGGCTTGATTGCCAATGTCCAAACCAATTTGGACGCTGAAGTTACCCGTGCTACCGTTGCTGAAGCTGGTCTGGCTTTGGACATCGCTGATGAAGCCGCTGCCCGTGCTGCTGCGATTGCTGCTGAAGCTGCTGCCCGTCAAGCTGCTGATGAAGCCTTCGATGGTCGTCTGACCTCGGTTGAAGGCCAAGTCAACGGCAAGATTGGTGACCTTAACAACCTGAACACCTCGTTCAAGGGCAATCTGGTTGGTGCGGTCAATGAAGTCTATGCAAACATCAACAATGAGGTAGCCCGTGCTCAGGCTGCAGAGCAGGCACTGGCTGGTGACATCGATGCTGAGACTACCCGTGCTCAAGCTGCTGAGTCGGCGCTTTCGGCGGACATCGCTTCAGAAGCTGCGGCTCGTGCTGCTGGTGACATCGCTCTCGGTGGTCGTATTGATACTGAGATCAGCGACCGTCAAGCTGCTGACTCGGCTCTGGGTCAGCGTATTGACACTGAGATCAGCGACCGTCAAGCCGCTATTGCTGCTGAATCGGCTGCTCGTCAGGCTGCTGATACTGCGCTTGGTCAGCGTATCGACACTGAAATCGCTGATCGTCAGGCAGCTGATGCTGCTGAAGTTCAGGCCCGTTCGCTTGCTGACACCGCGCTGAATTCGCGTATTGACGGTGAAGTTGCTCGTGCAACTGCTGCCGAGAATGCTCTGCGTGCTGACCTCTCGAGCGAAGTGGCTCGTGCGACTGCTGCTGAAAATGCAATTGCCGCTGACCTGTCGGATGAAGTTACCCGCGCTCTTGCTGCTGAAGCTGACCTGTCGAGCCGTATCAATTCGTCGGGCGCTGGCGTTCGTGATGACTACAACGCGACTGTCTATACGTTTCAAGCCAGCGCTGCTGCTACCGTCCACACCATCTCGCACAACCTGAACAATGCGTTCGTTGATGTGGGTGTGCAGGTTGAGCGTGCCAACGGCAAGTATTACAACGACATCGTGTCGGTTGAAGAAGTGGACAGCAACACGGTGAAGGTCTACCTCAGCACTGCGCTGAAGGTTAAGGTCATCTGCCGTAGCGCCGCTGCTCTGTAATGTAGGGGTCGAGGAGGGGGCGACCCCTCCTTGACTGCTATGAAGCCTCTACCCAATTTTGACATTGCGTCTTTGAGTACATTGGATGAGGTGTTCAGTCAGCTTGAGGATAATATTCGTCGTTTAGCCGGGTTTCTGGATGGTGCGATGAGTGAGCAAGACGCGCAGCAGTTTATGGATAATCTGGACTGGCTGAAGCGGTTTTACGAACGCGCTGAGGTCCTAGCGAGAGATGGTGAATAGTTCTGTGCAGATGCGGGAGTGGTTGTTGCGGGTGGCGGATGAGGTGAATGCCATGCGCTGCAAGAAGGGTGATTCCGCTGAACTGCTCGAGTTGATCAGGCAGAACTATGACGTATTGAACGTGATGAGAAAGGTTGCCTCGGGCACGGCTTACATGCGTGGTATATCACCGCCAAAAGGAATGTAAATGGAAACTCGCGTTCTAAATGACTTGTCCCTTGTTGGTGCGTTGGTCTTTAGTACCGACAATGCCGACTTCCCCGCCAATCCCGCGATTGGCACGATGGTTCTTAAAGACCAAGTTCTCTACGCCTATATCACTGTGGGCAACCTAGAGACGTGGTATCCGTTCTCTACTCCGACGAACTCTTATATTCATAGTCAGGGTCTTGCTGCGACTGTGTGGGTTGTGGCTCACAACCTTGGTACGACGAATCTGTTCTTCCAAGTCAAGGATGGTGATGGCAATGTTGTTATCGCCGGCAAGGAAGACATTGATAACAATTCTTTCCGTCTGCGCTTTACGACGCCTATCACCGGTACGGTGATTGTGGTGGCGCCGGATACGATTGATGTGCCGGCAGTGCGCGCAACCATGATTGATGTGGGTGACGTCCACATCGGTAACAACGACATCACTATTGCGGGTAATAGTGTGCTGACGAGCGTCAGTATCACTGAACAGATTAACGATGCGGTTGCTGCTGTGGTTGGTGCCGCTCCTGATGCACTGAACACCCTGAAAGAAATTGCTGACCAACTGGCTAGCGATGAAGATGCAGTTACCGCTCTGACGGCTACTGTTGCTAACAAGGCGAATGCAGACCTGTCGAATGTATCGACCCTGCCCGCTGGTGTTGTTGCTCAACTGAAGGGCGACCAAGGCATCCAAGGTTTGAAGGGCGATAAGGGCGACACTGGTGCAGCTGGTGCACAAGGCCAACAGGGTATCCAAGGCTTGAAGGGTGATACCGGCGCTACCGGCGCTCAAGGTGATACCGGTGCTACTGGACCGAAGGGTGATACGGGTGCAACTGGCCCGCAAGGCATTCAGGGTTTGAAGGGTGATACTGGGGAGCGCGGTGAGACTGGTCCGCAGGGTCCTGCCGGTACGGATGCCTCGGTCACGATTGATTCGATTTCTAATGCTCTGGGTTACACCCCGCTGAATGCGGCGGCGACTGGGCACATCATGCCTGCTGTCTCAGGTGTCTCGAGCATCGGTTCGCCGACTAAAAAGTTTGCTTCGATTTACACCGAAGAGCTGCACATTGATGCGAACACGCTGTTTGTGGATGGTGTGCCGGTTCTGCAATCTAACGCCAACACGATTCAAATCAATGCTGATCCTAATCAGGGGATTCGGATTGCGACTACTGGTACGGGTGCGTTGACTCTGGATAGCCAGAACTCGACGACGATTCAGACCAATGGTGTGAATGCTGATGTAGTGGTTCAGTCGGTGGGTACGGGTTCGCAGGTTCGTTTTACTGCGCCGACTCAGATTGTCATGACAGCCCCGATGGTGAATGTCAGTGGTGACCAGTCAATCACTGGTGCTTTGACGGTGACGGGAAACCTGACGGTCAATGGTGTGACGACGACGGTCGATACGACCAATCTTGCGATCAAGGACAACGTCATCACCGTCAACAAGGGTGAGAGTGGCAGTGGCGTCGCTATTCGTTATGCCGGTATTGATGTTGACCGCGGAGACTTGGCTCGTCAGCGTCTGATTTGGGATGAAACTGCTGGTAAATGGTTGTTTGGTGAGACGGCCCAAGAGATTGCGATTGCGTCGGAGGTATTTGTCAGCAACGCGGTGAATGCTGTGAGATCTGGCTTGGCGTCTGTTGTTTTGTCGGGTTCGTATAATGACCTGATTAACAAACCCACGCTGTTCTCGGGTTCGTTTGCTGATTTGACTAACAAGCCTACTACTCTATCCGGCTACGGCGTAACATCCGTTTCGGGTGGAACCTTCTAAGGAATAATCATGGCAGCCACAAATTTCACGCCTATCTCTCTTTACTATTCCACCACTGCCTCCTCAGCACCGTCGGCTGGAAACCTCACCAACGGTGAGTTGGCAATCAACATTACTGACGGCAAGTTGTTCTATAAGGACAACGGCGGTACGGTTCAGACGATCGCCTACAAGAACACCCCG